TCCCGGATGTCTGCATCCGACATGGAGCGGATAAAGTCACCGTTGGTCATTTCTGCGGTTCCTCCATCAGCTCCATCAGTCGTTTTTTGGCGCGGGTCAGCACATCGATCTGCCGCCGGGCTTTCTTCTGTGCTGCCGGCATGGCCGCTTTCAGCGCCGGGGAGATTGCATTGAACACAGCCCCCGCATACCCCGGCATATTGGCGGTGCGCTCTGCATCGGAGATCAGCTCCTGCAAATCAGTGAGGAGCTGGACATCTTTTTGAAAACTTGACATCAGGCATTCCCCCTCCCTCAAGACAACATGGGAATAAGGAAGAACCAAAGCAACTTCCAATTCCCTGTCACATAGATAGCAACAGATACTGCGATGCTCACGGCGATCCACTTTACGGCTTCGGCCATCTTAATCCACATCATTCTGAGCATCCCCTTTCTTCCACATAGCACCAACTCTGCGGCGCTTCATACAGGATGCAGCCATCGATTGCACAGGTAGGCGGATCCATGTAGTTGCCGGACGGTTGATAGTTCTCGCAGTCTGCATTGCCGCAAACACCAGTCCCGTTCATGCCACAGAAACCGTGCCGAGAGAAGTCCTCCAGCTTGAGCGGTTCCTCGTAGAGCTTCAGCTGAGAGATCTGCCAGCCGTATACCGGCTCACCCTGCGCATACTTTACGATTTCATCAAGGGTCAGGCAGCTTTCATACAGCGCCGGGAAGCGCTTGATGCTGATGCCCTTGCCGATCGGCCTGAACACATCAAAGCCGTTGCAGACGAACTCGCCGAAAACAAGGCCGCTACCACGACCGCCATCCATGGTCTCATAGATATAAACCTTGAACGGCACTTCCAGCTTCGGGCAGGTCTTGCGGACCTCAACCGTCTTACGCCCCCGCCGGATCAGGTCACACCACTTGGGCTTGATGCTGATAAGGACAGCTTTCACTTTTCGTTCTCCTCTCTGCACGCTTTTCTGCATGCTTCACACTTCTTGTAGGGTTCTTCGAGCCAGCAGTTGAATAACAGGCACTTGGGTTTTCTGTATTCCGGCGGTGCCTTATTTCCGTGTGTCTGGGTACGAAGTGCGTGGTACTTGCACACTTCTTCTCCCCAAAAGTCCCCACCGAAACTGCATTTTCCATATTCCGGTGACACTTCATGCAAAACCATGATGGTTTTTTCTTTCATTGCTTTTCTTCCTCCGGCGGCTCCATCAGCGGCACCCACATCTTCACTTCTCCGTATGGGGTGCTGTCTGCCCTGCGGCCATCTTCAATATACCATGTGCCATTTTCAAACCAGCCTTTCATGGTATTGCCGCTTCCACAGCAAACCCACACAATGTCGCTCATCATGCAGAGGTGCTTCTCTCCGCTCTTTTCTTTCCAGCTTTCATCGTGTACAGGCGGTGGGTTCTTGGCATCATGCCACGACATTTTGCGAACAAAATCTACCACCAGCTGGCTTCCCTGAGAGCCTTTGCGGCGGCTTCCTTTCCCTTGAAGCCGTTGTAATACTCAATCTCGGCCAACGCATCCATATCCGTTGCCGGGTCGATAAGACGGCAGGCTTCTTCAAGTGTCATTGTCCCTGCCCTCATTCATGGTACATACGCTTGTTGCGGTCCCATTTCATCGTGACCGGGTTGCCGCACTTGCAGGGCACCGTGATTTCGGGGTCTTCCAGATTGGTGCGGCCACGGGCTTCAAAGTCACAGCAGGGGCAGGTGAATTCATACCGTGTCAGGTTGTCCAGTTGAACCTCTCCGCCGCAGCGGCAGGTCACACTGGCGCTGGGCTCCCGCAGGAACCGGCCAAACACATCCCCGCATTTTGGGCAGCGCAGGCGCAGGACACCGTAGGCCGTGCCCTTGGGGATTTCTTTCCGCTGGACACGCTTAGGCTCTGCCCCCGCAGGGGGGCTTGCCTTGGCCTTTTCCGTGACACCGCCGGTCAGCGCGCAGGCGGCAGCATTGGCGCTGACCTCCCGCAACGCCCGGCTCAGGTCAGACTTGATGCTGTGGATTTCCGCCGCATCAGGTGCGGCCTTGAGTTCCTCGTGGCGCAGGCAAAAAGTAATCAGGCTCAGCTTCACAGCGCTCTGCTCCAGACGCTCCAGTGCAGAAACAGGGATAGCCCCCATAGTTTTCTCATTCATCGTTTTCAGTCCTTTCTTCATTTTTCTTGCAGTCCTGAACGGCATTGCAAGGTTCATCACAGGCTTTGCAGCACTTATCACAGTTCGGGTGTGCCGCCTTGCAGTAGTCACAATCCGACCACTTCTTTTCATCGGGGCCGTACTCCCGGAAAATCTTGTGGGTGCCGTCCCGCAATGCCTGCTCATCGTCGCTGATCTCATACCCCAGCGCCGTCAGCATTTCATAGGTGGCATCCAGTGTCGGATTTTCCCGATAAGAGTACACATATTTCTGGCGCTCAACATTCCAGTCCTTACTCCAGTAACCGCAATAGCTGCTGTCCATCGAAGAATAGGCAAGTGCCAGCAGCACCTTTTCCGGCATTGTACCGTAGACCCCATCTTCATCCAGAATTTTGTACCAGTCCTTGCCGGAACTGTCCACAAATTCCTGCGACAGCTCCACACCGAGGATGTTTCCAATCAGCGTCAGGTCTAAATCAAAATTATCGTCTGCGGCACAGGCCATGTAGCGGGCAATAGCCGGGAAGCCCTTTTTGCAATCGGTAGGAGTCAGATCCACCACGAATTCACGGCGGAGATTGAACATAAGTTCCGTGATGTTGTGGAAACTTTCCCCAATCATGCGTTCTTCCTCGCGGGCGGCATCCCGCTTTGCCTTTTCGGCATCCTCTGCGGCCACATCACGGGTCTTGTACAAATCAATCTGCCCACTGCTCACCTTGTAGAAATACTGGACATGATCTGCATCTTCCGGCACAACAACATCTTTGGTGATGTTCCACTTGCTGTACCCGGTAACGTGTTCGTGGGTCTGATAAGTAGCATTCGGGTCTTCGATTGCAAATTTCTTGAGGTCTGCAATCCATTCAGCCTTGCGGTGTTCCCACTTCTGATTTTCCAGAACTTCCTGCATCACCCGGCGGAAGTTCTGAGTGCCAAGAGCTTCCAGCGCCTTATTTTTGTCCTCAACGCTCTCAATCTTATCCAGCTCTGCGTAGTCCGAAAGAGTGGCGCCGCGAAGTTCTGCCCGGCGGAACGCATCCCGGTCAAGAGAAAGGAGCTTCACCCTGCGGCGGATGGTGGACTGGGAGAAGCCAGACTTGGATGCCACCTGCTCTACCGTATCGCCCAGATCCAGCATCAGCTGGAAGCCCTGCGCCTGCTCATAGGTAGTCAGGTCACTACGCTGCATGTTCTCAATCATCATGGTTTGCAGCTGTTCCCTTTCGTCCATTTCCACGACCACGCAGGGCACTTCAAACAATCCTGCCTGTTGTGCGGCCGCGGCCCGGCGATTCCCGATGATGATGGTGTAGTCATCGCTGGACCACACAGCCTTGGGTGTCCATGCTGCCGCTGCTGCTGCGGCATCCCCGCCCTCGTCAACGCACTTCGCAATGTACTCCCGGCTGTTGAGGTAGTGGCCGGGGATAACGGTCAGGTTCTGGAAGATGCCGTTCTCTTTGATGCTGGCGGCAAGTTCCGTCAAATCCCCCAGTTCCTTGCGGGGGTTGTCAGGGTGCGGATGCAGTCTCCTGCACGCAATGTTCGTGATCTCTGCCATGATTTATTTTCCTCCATGGTTTCAGAAAAATGTGAGCTGCCCGGTCTTGGTCTCACACAACGGCGGTGCAGCATCATCCTTTTTGTGTTCCGGCTCTGCTTGCTCGGTCTGGCGGCAGACAGGCTTCATCAGAAGTTCTATCTGCGCCCACTGGCGGCGCAGAAACCAAATGTCCGTAGAAAAGAACGGTGTGTACCAAATCCTGCTTTGCGGCCCCGCCGGGAGCAGCCCACGGCGATCATACGCGGTGCTTGGTTCTGTAATGGTGTTCCCGATGACTACATATCCAGCACAGCCTAAAAAACTGAGCTGGATGTAGCACATCAGTCCTGCAATCAGGTCAATATCCTGCGCCACAAAAAGCACCTTGTCGTGGTAGCAGATATTTTTTCTCCTGCACAGGTTGGCAAAAGCAATCAGCAGTGCGCCCGCACCGCAGGCCGGGTCCGAAACCGAAAAGAATCCGGCATTCTCTGCCGCCGGGTCGCTTCCCCCGGAGATTTCCACCATGCACCTACAAACGTCATACGGGGTGAAGAATTGCCCGGATGCATCGTTGCCCAGCTCACAGCGCATGTACAGTTCCCCTAAAAAATCTTGGTCGGGGTTCTGCTCCATTCCCATGATGACCTCGGCCAGCAATTCAGCAAATTTATTTTGCTCGGCATCGCTGTACTTGGAAATGATGGTCTGATAGGTTTTGGTGCGCTCTGGAGCATTCTGTTTGTCGGTGGCATTGGAAATCTCAATGGCGGTCACCATCACGAAGTCCTGCCAGACCTGCCACCGATTGAACCGGCCGCACAGACTGTTGAAGATTTTCAGGAATGCTTTTTGGTGGTCGTCCCGGATATTTCGCACTGCCGTTGCCTTTGCCATCGGTTATTCCTCCGTATCGTCCTCAGCGGAGTCCTCGGCCGGTTCATCGTCGGTGTCGTCCTGCGGGGTCTCCTGCTTGGTGTCCTGCTGGGAATCCCTCTGAGAATTGGAATCCGGCACATCAGGCACCGGCACGCCGAAATTGCGGAGTTTGCCGTTCTCCATCAGGTCACGGAAGAAGAACTGCTGCCAGAAAGGGATCATCTTCAGCAGGATGTTCTCAATCTTGGTGCGGAGAACCTTGTCGATGCTGAACGTACCCTTGACCTTGGTCTTCAGCTCGCTGTTCTCAAAGTACCAGCACATAGAAGAATCCTGACTGCAATAGCCGGTTTCTTCCACATTGCCCAGCATATCCATCTGGGTGGCAACGTCGTTGATGGGGGTGATCACCAGCGTGATGGGATAGCGATCCTTGAAGAAGCGGAACGTGAAGTTGTGCTCATCGCACAGGCCCTGCAGCTTTTTCTTCTGGGCCTCGTAGTTGGAAATTTCACTCATGGTATGTACTCCTTTCAGCAATCAGATGAAATTTTGTAATCGTTATTGTGATTTTCAATGGCAGTCAGCCCGACGGCGTATGCCGCCCAGATGTCCGCTTTGAAACCGTAGAAAAAATCCGGGTTCTTGCTGGTGCCTTTTCCGTTTTTCAAATCGTGGGTTGCGAAACGGTCAATCAGCGCCCGCCGGATGGCCGGGTCATTTGCCCGGCTGTCATGGCAGATGTGCCGCTTTTCTTCGATGCGGCAGAGAAGCCGCGGCTTCTGCGCCATCTGGATGGACAGTGCTTCATAGAAACGCCCAATCCAGAGGACGGTATCAAACACTTCCCTGCCTACGGCCATGCCGTAAG